TCAGCCGGACGCCACCAGACCATGGTCGCGAAGCGTCGCGATAATCGCGTTCAGCGCAAAACGTGCTTCGAAATCAATGACTTGGCCGCCAGATGGCAGCGCGATGCCAGGTCGTTGCGCGCCAACAACTTTTTTTCCCTCGATTACCAGCGACCGGGCCGCGACACGGCCCAGCCGCCACTGATTTCCGTCCCATTCGCAGCGGCAGTCATCGGCCCGGCTCCACACCGACAATCCTACCCGCGGAACCAGGAATCGCCAGCCGCCATCGGTCCAGCCTGCCATCATTCCGGCACGGCCCGTCCAGATATCGTCCGGCCGGTCGCCGACGATCCAGGCCTGGCCGGGCGATGGAGTGGCGGGCGGCGCATTCACGCCGACCGCCTCGACGCAAGGCTGCACGACCAGGTCGAGCAGGCTCAGCGCCTCGTTGTGGGTCAGCTCCTTCTGCGCCTGTCCCGCCGCCAGCATGGGCAACATCCAGCGCGGTGTGTCGTTCGTCGTCATCATCCCTCCCCCACGATTCCGACCAGCGGCGCGGATGCACCCCAGGTCCCGATCTGCCGGATCGCCACCCGCGTTCCGTCCGCCACCGTGCCGCTCCACATAGGTGAGGTCAGTTCCTCGACCCGGTCGCCGATGGTGATGCGATAGCGCTCCGTCTCCTCGCCCAGCGGCGCATCCACCCGGTCCAGCCAGCGCCAGCCGATCCGGCTCCGCCGCGTCCAACCGATGGTGACGCGCCCGTCCGCACCGCGCCGACACCGCCAGCCGACCGGCGGAGGCGGCAGGACCGATAGGCCAGTGACTGCCGCCGACGCCTGAACACCCTCGACCGGGTCGCCCAGGCCGTGGGCCAGGAAACGCACGCTGCGGCCCAGCATCTCGATCGGCACGTCCAATGTCCGCACCGAACCGGGCGCGATCAGGACGAAGGATGCGCCGGGCGCAGCTTGTCCGATCATCGCCTCGGTTCCACGAAGCCCGCGCCGCAAGCCGCTCAATCGCCAGCGCTTGTCACCCAGCGGCCGTGCCTGGGCGAACTGGATCAGTTCGCCGTCGATCCAGGCGAGGTTGGCGCCCGCATCCAGCGCAGCATCATCGGCATCCGCCAGATCCTCGACCAGTTGCACGTCGAATCTTCCCCGACGATCGACCAGGGCGCCGCCGCCGCCGGGCGTCACCGCGCTGACCACCCCGATGATACCGGGCAGCGCCGTCGGGCCGAGCGCCGTCCAGCTTGCGCCGTCGTCGAGGCTATAGGCCAGCTCCGCCTGTCGCCAGCCGGGGCCGCCCGCCGCCACCACCGACAGGCGCGGCGCCGAGAGCAGTTCGTCGGTCAGCGGTGGCGCCTCGAACGCGATCAGCCGGGTCGCGCCGATCACTCGATCCGCCGCCCGTGCGATCCGGCCAGGCGAGGCAGGCAGGATCGGCCCGCCCTGCCCCAGCGGCACGCAGGTCAGCCGGACCGCCATCGCCTCCCACGCCGCCTCGATCACCCGCCAGCGCCCCGCCTCGCCATCGATCCGCACGATGTTGCCCGGCGTGATAGTCAGCGCCTCGGGGCCGAGCGTCACGATACGCCGCACCCGCTCCACGGCGTGGCGCGCCAGCCGATCCTGCGCCAGCGTGCGCGCGGTCGCGGCATCGAGCGCGGCGGCCAGTTCGACTCGGTCGTCCCGCACGCCACCGGGGCGACGGGCGCGCTGCACTCCGATCTGATAATCGCGCGCCGGGTCGTAATGGGCGACCGTGACGCTGCTGGGGACCACATCCTCGCCCGCCATTTCGCGCACGTTGCGACGCCCCGGTCCCTTTGCGCCCATGCCATCGTCGTGGATGACCGTCCCGGCCCCGGCACCCGGCACGGCCAGCCGTACGCCCGCCCCCTCGGCGACCCATTGCCCGCCGCTCATGTCGGCCAGCATATCCAGCACCGCGCGCACGCTGCCACCGCTCGCCGCAAAGCCCGCCACACTCATCCCCGCATCGGCGGGCCGCACCACGGGCGACAGCGCCCGCGCGATCCCGTCACAGGAGACGGGACCGGGATCGGCCTCCACCTCGAAGGTCAGTTGCGGGATACGATTGCCGAACTCGGCCAGGGCCAGCCCCTCGAACACGGCATAGGCGACACCGCGAAAGGCCGAAGCCCGCGCCCCCTCGATCGAGGCGATCAGTGGGTCGACCGGCTGGTCCTCGGTGCCAGGATAGACGCGAAAGCCGGTCGCGACCTTGAAGTCCCCCGTGCTCCCGCGCAGCAACCGGCCATCGGCCCAGATCCGCCCGACCCGCCGGATCGCCCGCCCCGACAAGGCGACCGCGAAGTTGGCGGAGTAGCTGTAGCTTTCCGTACCCGGCCGCCCCTTGCCGCTGCCGATCACGCCCCGCGCCTCGACCAGATCGGTCGCCCAGATCACCGGCCCGGCGACGCGCATCGTGCCGAAGACGGCGGGCATCTGCGTGCCATAGGTGGATGTCTGCACCGACAGTTCGGCCAGGCGCGGGCTTTGCCTGCGCGGCGGGCCAAGAACCGCATGATCGACCCGATTGCCGATCAGCGCGCCGATCGCGCCGCCCACCGGCCCTAGCAGCGCACGTCCCACCGTGCCCAAGACCAAGGTCGCCATTACCCCTCCCCCTTCCAATATCCCAGCACCGGCCAGGGCGGCGCACTCGGCCGCCAGGCGACACGGCGCAGCCCCGCATCGGCATGGACGATCCCGTCGCTCACCCGGATCGCCAGATGAAGTTGCCCCGGCCCGGCCTGCATCAGCAGCACCGCGCCCGGCTCATCCCCGCCTCGCTCGAACACGGCATCGAGCAGCGCCGCCACCCGCCCCTCGTCGCTGCTGCGCCAGCCATAACCGGTCGGCGCCTCCCGCCCCGTCGCCAGCGCGACCAGCCCGACGCAATCCAGCCCATGCACCGCGTCGCGCCCGTGCAGCCGGAAGCGCACGCCGACCAGCGCCCGCGCCGCCGCCTCCACACCGTTCATGCGCCGGGATAGCGGGTGAGCAGGTCGATGCCGGGCAGGAACGGCTCGCCACGAAAATTGACGACATTGCCGAAGCGCGACAGGCAGGTTTCGAGCCGCTTGTCACACCCCTCGACCAGTTCGATCAGCGCGCCCGGCGCGACTGCGAAGGCAGATGCGGCGGACAGCCACAGCCGATTCCCCTCGGACCGCGCCACCATGGCTTCCAATCCGGCATTGTCGCCGCCGAACCAGATCAGCCGCCCCTGGCCATAGGCGTTGGCGACCGGCTCGGCGGCGTCGAGGGTCAGCGCGACTTCGCCGTCCCAGGCCGTCACCCGCACGAACCGCCGCCGCCCCGCCATCGCCACGCGGCACCGCCGGTCGCCCAGCGAGGCGCGGCAATCGGGCGATGTTTCCTCCGCCACCGGCCGGTCGAGCGATGCCGCCACCCCGCGCAATTCGGCGGTGAAGCCGCCCTCGCCCAGTTGGACCGCGCCGATCGTTCCCTGTCCCAGCGGCACAGGCGCTGCCTCGCCGGTCCAGTCGACCGCGATCGCCGCCACGCTCGCCCCGTCCCAACGGCCGCTCAGCAGATCACGCTCGCCGATCGCCGCGCTGGTCAGCGCCCCCGACGCCTCCATCAGATCGGGGGCGAGGCCGTCGCCGCGCAGGATCGCACTGGGCGTCAGGCCGGGCGCGGCACGGTAGCGCAGCCCCTCGATCCACAGGTCATGGTCGTGGCCCGTCAGCCCGATCGTCACTCCGTCGCGCCGGTCGATCCGCCAGCACAGCACCCATGTCGTCAGCGTATCGGCGCTCATGCCTCCCGCACCTCGACCAGCGGGACAGACGCCGCCGCGCCCGCGCGGAACCCGGCCAGCGTCGCGCTCAACCGATCCTCGGCAAAGCGGACGGGCACGTCGAAGATGAAGCTGGCGGTGATCGCCGCGCCCTTGGCAGGCGCGGTGTCGAACAGCAGCCAGCCGCCCGACTCCAGTCCGAAGCCGGTGACGCTGAGGCCTGCGACCTTCACAGAGACACTGCCCGCCACCGGTCGGGTGATACGGCGCGACTGGCCACCATAATGTCGGACCAGCGCAAAGCGGCGGGTGGTGCCGTCGCCGATGCCGATCACCTCGTCGGTGCCGCTGCTGTCGAAGGGATCGCGGAGGCGGAAGCCCCGCGCCGGTCCCATCCGCGCCCGGAAAAAGCCGAGCAGCGCGGCAATGTCCTCGGCCGAGCGGATGCCGGGTCCGACATCATAGGTCGTCCGCGCCTCCGCCCAGGCCGCATTGCGTGCCTCGCGCCCGCCCGCGCTGGTCAGGATCGCGGTGGAGAAGCCCGGCGTCACCTCCGCCTCGCGCCCCAGCGCCAGCGGGAACAGCACATCGTCGAAAGCCTGCACCTCGTCCTCCTCCCCTTCCCAGCACACAAATCCGTCGCGCATCACCTGCGGCATCGCCCACAGGTGCGTCGCAGCCACGCCCCGCTCGCGCGCCACCTGCGCGGCGTCGGCGATGCGACCCCATTGGTCCCGCTGATCGCCGCGCAGCACGAAGCCCGACAGGTAATGCTGGCGCGCAGGCGGGTAGCCGAGCCGTGCCTCGGCCAGCGCGACGCCCTTCCGGGTCGAGGCGGTGTCGCCCGCCGTCACCCAATCATAATCCTCCAGCTGAAGCACTTCGAAGGCCGGGCTCGCCCAGCCGATCGGCATGTTGGCGCGGCTAGCCTCGGGCGCGAGCGGGTCGAGCACGGTTGGCAGATAGGTGAGCAGATGCGTGACGCAGCCCGGCGCCGCCGCCTTTGCCGCCGCGCACAACGCCGCCGTCGAGGCCGCAAGCCACGCCCCCGCGCGGTCCAGGGTGTCGCGTTGCGCCTGGCTCTTCGCACCCGCGATGCTTGCCATCGGCACCGGTGCGAAGGCCGCCACCGCAGCCGCGTCGTACAGGCATGGCGCACCGTCCGAGGGACGCACCCACCACCAGGGTTCGCCGACCTGGAATTGCGGGGCGAGCCCGGCCGCTTGGCCGATCGCCAGAAAGGCCTGCGCCACCGCCTGGAGATAGGCCATCGCGCCGGAATGCGCCGGGCTGAGCAGCGTGGACGGCGGCTCCCATCCGGTCAGCGCGGGCGCGCCATCGGCCGAACGCTGTTTCCAGTCGCCCCAGCAATGCGCGTCGAACAGTTCGTAGGATAGCGACCAGATCAGGTCGTATCCCAGTGCCTTGGCCTCGCCCGCGAAACCCCGATGCCATGCCGCACAGGCCATGTTGAGCACGCCGCCGATCAGGCTGGCGTAAAGACCGTCCCCGCTGCGTTCCAGCCGGAAATAATGGCTCATGCCGACATAATGGACGATGCCGCCGCGATAGCCGAGGTGCAGCATGTTGCGCAGCAAACGCTGCGGCGTCAGGTGATAGCTGTCGTCATAACCGCTGGCGATGCGGAACCCCTGTTCGGGCATGACGCCTGCGCCGACCCCGATCACCGCGCCCGGTCCGTCACAGGCGATGCCGGTCAACTCGACCCAGCCCTCGTGCGGCTGCGCCAGCAGGGTCGCGCCCGCATCATAATCGGGGGCGACCAGCGAGACGAACATCCGGTCGACATCCCCCGCCCAGACGGGATCGCGATCTTGCGGAAATCGGAACCCGCCCGCAAGGTCCGCGAAGTCGATCACGACCTCCGCATCCTCCGGCGTGCCGGTCGCGTAATTCCACAGCCGGACATACCAGGCACGGGCCTTGCCGCTCTCGTCGCGCCCCTCAATGGTCAGCGTCGGCCCATGCCGCGCATCCAGCGGCTTGATCCCGCCCGAGCGCCAGCGGAACTGCAACCGGCAGTCGCGATAGTCGCGCACCGTGTCGTAGCGCAGCAGCGGATGGTCGTGCCGGTCGGCCGATTCCCAGATCAGCCCCGCCAGATCGTCGGCACGGTAGAATACGGCGTCGATCCGCAGCGCGTCCGGTGCGGTCGCGACCACCGCTGCCATCATCGGGCGCGGAAAATCGACCGTCCAGTAACGCGGGTCGAAGCGCGACAGCGTGTCGCTCCGCTGGTCGCGGCGTTCGCTATGCAGGCACCATTGCATCGTTCATCCCCCAAATCCGGCCCCTCCACCACCGGGCTGACGCCCGGCGGTCCCCCTCCCCAAGCGTAGCTCGGGGAGGAATGGGTCTCTCAAATCCTCCCCATCTCCGATGGGGAGGGGGACCGCGCCCGAAGGGCGTGGTGGAGGGGCATGGCCCTCAATCCTCCGCCAGCGCCGCGCGCACCGCCCGCGCCACCTGTCGGCTGGAGCGTTGCAGCACGCCCGCCGCCTCGCCCGCCCCGGCGTTGATCGTGATCGCCACCCGCACGTCGCGCGGGGAACCACCGGGGCGCAGCGTCTCGACCCGCCCGCTGTTCGTCGGCACGAACACCTCCGGCCCGCGCTCACCGATCAGATAGGGGCGGTCGGGCGATACCGGCCCGCCGGTCGCCCGCCCCGGCAGGCCCGAGGCGAGGCCGCCCAACAGGCCGAGCAACCCGCCGTCGCTGAGTGCGCCCACACCCTGTTTCAGCGCCATGCGCGCGATCTGGTCGAGCACCGACAGCGCCGTCGCCTTCAGTTCCTCGAAACCGAACTTGCCGGTCCGCGCGGCGCGCAGCAGCGCCCCCTCGACCGAGCGCGCGCCGATCTCCGCCGCATCGGCCAGCCCGCGCGACAGTTCGGCGCGCATCGACCCCATGTCCGCCATGAAGCCCCGCATATCGATGCGGGGTGCGAAATCCTGCTCATCCATCCGGATACATCTCCCGCAAGCGGGCGAGGGTGGCGGGGGAGGGCGGATCGCCACCCTCCGCTCCGCCTGTCATCGCCGCCACGATTCCCTGAAGCTCGGCCGGGGTGGCGCGCCAGAAGCGGTCGGGCGACCAGCCCAGCACCGCACCCGCCATCCCCGCCAGCCGCGCCGCCGCCTCGGCAAAGGTCATCGGCCGCCCAGTATCTGACGCAGCAATTGCCGCAGTATGGGTGCCAGCGCCGCCAGACCCAGATCGACCAGCGCCTCGCCCAGCTGTTCGCGGCTCAGCCCCTCGGGCACTTCGCGCAGGCAATGCCAGATCAGCGTAGCCGCCTCCCCCAGCGAGAGTTTGCCCTCGCCCGCCCGCTCGACCAGCTCGAACAACGGCCCCAACTCGCCCTCCGCCGCGACCAGCGCCTGGAAGCTCGGCCGCACGACCAGCTCAGCACCCCCGACCCGGACACTCGCCTCGCCGCGCATCGGATTCGCGCTCATGCCGACACCACTGGGCCGGAGCTTTCCAGCGCCAGCGTATAAGTCCGCTCGCCACCGAAATCGCCGCTATAGTCGAGGCGCGTGACCAAGAACCGCCCGGTCATCGACCCGCCGCTTTCGAAGCTCAGCCGATAGGTTTCGATCGTGCCTGCCAGCGCATGGCCGCGCATCCGCGCCTCCGCCGCCGATCCGGTGAACACGCCGGCGCCCGCCACGCTGACATGCCGCACGCCAGCGCCCGACAGCAATTCGCGCCAGCCGCCCGAATCCTTGCTCGTCACCACCACCGTCTCGCCGTTGATCGACAGCTGCGTGGTGCGCAGTCCCGCCATCGTCGCGAAGGCGGGCGGCTCCGCCCCGTCGCCGATCTTGAGCAGAAAGGCGCTTCCCTTTTCGATTGCCATGTCCCGTCCCCCTATTGTCCCGTGCGCCACAGCCGGGCGCGCCATTCGACGCTCGCGGTCCAGCGCGCGCCCGTCTTCGCCATGCGGGTCGCGGTCACGCTCAGCCCCGCCACCCGCCATCCGTCCGCCAGGATCTCCGGCAATCCGATCGCCTCCACCGCCTGGACGCAGGCGCGCAGCCGTCGGGGCTGTTCGCCCTCATCGGTCAGGGTCAGCGCGACGCGCAGCTCGCGCCCCTCGATTCCCGCCGCGCCCCAATCGCTATCGCTCGGCTCGCCCAGCACGGCTTGCGGCACGCTCGCCCGCACCGGCACCGCATCGAACAGGGCCACCCCCAGCGGCGTCAGCGCGGGGCGGAGCGCGGTCATCAGCCCGGCGCGCAGTGCCTCCCGCGCGGTCATGCCCGCCTCGGCCCGTCGAGCCGCATCCGCCGATAGGGCCGCCAGAGTGCGGCAACGGCGGCAGGCGGCACGGCGGCGGCATCGCGATTGTCGAACAGATGCGCCCCCATGATCGCCACGCCATGTGCGATCTCGGGCGGCAGGCTGTCCCAAGCCTCGGCCAGGCCTGCACGATAGCGCACCGTCGCGGCCTCCTGCATGCGAACCCAGCCGCGCCCGTCCCGGTCGATCGCGTTTTCCCCGCCGGACAGGATCGTCACGACCGGCGTCGCCGCCAACGCCTGCCACGCTACCGATCCCGGCATCGGCTCCTCGACCAACCGCTGAATCAGCATCTGCCCGCAAAAGGATTCGGCCAGTCCCAGCGCAACGCCCGCTACGCGCTCGACCAGCGCCGCTTCATTGCCCTCTTCCAGCCGAAGCAATGCGCGCACCGCGCCCGCCGCCGCCGTCACGGTCGCAAGGGGCATGGCCTCCTTCGTCCCGCTCATCATGAATTCTCCTTCACCGATACAAGTTGCGACAAGCTCGACACACGGGCGTCACAGTTGGCGCGCAGAGAGTCCGACAGCCGCTGCCCGCCTCCCCCTTGGGCACCGGCCATGCCGACCCCGCGCCCCCCGGCCGGTTCGGCATCCTCCCTGAACTACGGGGCAGCCCTTTGTCGGCTGCCCCGATTTTTCAGAGACTTAGGCCGTCGCGAACTTCATCAGCTTGATCGCCTCCGAGTCGCTGACGCAGCCGCCGACTCGCCGCGTGGCGTAGAAGGTGACGAACGGCTTGTTGCTGTACGGATCGCGCAGGATCGCGGTCTCGGCGCGTTCGGTGATCAGATAGCCCGCCTGGAAATTGCCGAAGGCGATGGCGCAGGCATCCTGCGCGACATCGGGCATATCCTCCGCCTCGACGACCGGATAGCCGAGCAGCGTGGCGGGCTGCCCCGCCACCAGACCGGGCGCCCAGAGGAACTGCCCGTCCGTCGTCTTCAGCTTGCGGATGCGGGCCGAAGTGGCCGCATTCATCACGAAACAGGCCCCCTGTCGGTATGGTGCACGTAGCAGCTGGACAAGCTCGATCAGCCGATCCTCCCCGCCAGCCATGAACGCACCCGACGCGCCGCTCGGGATATATTGCAGCGTGCCGAAGGGGCGTACCCCGTCCTTGGCGGTCGAGATCGGGTTGGTCAGGAAGCCCTTGGGCCGGTTGACGCCCGAACCGTTGACGAAGGCCTGCCCCTCCGCGCGGCCGAACTCGGTCGCGATCTCGCTGGCCAGCCAGCCTTCGACATCGAAGGCCGCATCGTCGAGCATCGCCTGGCTGGCCGAGGGATTGGCGTAGAGCTCGCCCATCGGCGGCGCGAGTTCGACGAAGCTAGGCGTCGCCGTTTCGGGCCGCGCCGCCGTCTCGCTCGCCCAGCCCGAAGGCGTGCCGCCGGTGGTCACCAGCTTGCGATAGCCCGCCGAGCCGACCGTCACGACATTGGCGATACTGCGGATCGGCGAGACGTTGCGCAGCACCGATCCGATCGCCGCGTCGATTTCACGCGGCACGGCGAAACCGCCGCTGTCGCCGGTGGTGCCGGTAAAGGCCTTCAGCTCGACGGTGGTGCCGCTGCGCACATAGCCGTCGAACGCGCCGTTCGTCTTGGCCGCCGCGCCGTCCAGCACGGGTCGTTCGATCACGTCCATATCAGTCCCCCTTGGTCAAAATGTGAGTCACGCGGGCGAGCGGCTGCATCGGCACCGTCACCAGGCTGATCTCGATGAGCTCGGCCGACAGGATGGCGCGGGCCGCGCCCTGATGGACGACACGCGGCCGGTATCCGACCGACAGGCCCGCCACCGCGCCCGAGCGGACCAGCGCGGCGAGTGCCGGGTCGTCGACCACGCCCTCGACCGCCAGGCCGCTATCGTCCTCGGTGAGCGCGGTGATGCGGCCCATCGCCTCGCCCCGATGCTGCCAGAGCAGCGGCACGTCGCCCGCCCCCGCGAACGCCCCGCGCCGCATGACGTCGCCCGCCCGGTCCATCCGGTCCCAGATCGCGGCATAGCCGGTGAAGGAAAGGCTCATTTCAGCCAGTCCTCCATCCCCAGCCGCATCGCGATTCCTGCCAGCAGCAGCGCGCCGAGCAGTCGGGTCAGCCAGCCGACCGCGCTCTTCCACACCGACGACTTCGCCTCGCGCCAGGCGGTCAGCAGTTCGCGCAGTTCGGCGACATCCTCTGCGGCGTCGGCATCGGCGAGGCCCAGCCGGGTCAGCGCCCGCGTCGCGCCCAGCTCGCCCGCTTCCTCCGCCACCGCGCGCAGCGTCACCAGGTCCGCACCGCTATCCGCCGCCTGCGCCAACAGCCGCGCCAAAACGTCCCCGCTCATGACAGGCCGACCATCTGGCGCTTCTCCGCCGGATCGAGGAAGTCGGCGCTCGCCGCCATCTGCCACAGCATCTGGCGTTCCTCGGCCAGCGCGGTGACGCGGTTGATGTCGACCGACAGGCTCGCGCCCTCGAACCAGCCCGCCAGTCCCTGCGCCAGGCCGCTCAGGACTCCGCCTGCCAGCGGCAGGATCGCCTGTCGCCACAAGGCACGGTTCGCCTCGCGATAATTGGCATAGGTGTTGTCGCCGGGCAGGCCGAGCAGCATCGGCGGCACCCCGAAGGCCAGCGCGATCTCGCGCGCCGCCGATGACTTGGCCGCGATGAAGTCCAGCTCGGCCGGGGTCAGGCTCATCGCCTGCCACTTCAATCCGCCCTCCAGCAGCAGCGGACGCCCGGCATTGCCGCTGCCCGCAAAGCCCTCCATCTCGGCGCGCAACCGCTCGAACTGGTCCGGGGTCAGCGTCGAACCGTCACCCGGATCATAGACCAAAGCCCCTGACGGCCGCGCCGCATTGTCGAGCAGCGCCCGGTTCCAGGCGGCGGCCGCATTGTGGATCGCGATCGCCCCCGCCGCCGCGCCCAGACAGCCCAGCCCGTAATGATCGTCGAGCGGGTGGCAGCTTTTCAGATGCACCACCGACGGCTTCACCGGATCGACCGGCAAGGTCGTCACGCGACCGCCCGCGCGATAGAGATAGGCGGCGGGCCAGCCGCTGGCGTCCAGCTCCATCGTCACCCGCTCGGGGCGCAGCGCGAACAGCTCGGCCACCTCGCCCCCGGCATCGCGCAGAATCTGCACATAGGCATTGCCGTGCAGCAGCATGTGCGTCGCCACCGTCTCCAGCAGCGCCTGCCCCTCGCTGCGCGCCGCGACCAAAGCGACCAGTTCGGGATGCGAAGCGGTCAGCGGCGCATCGGCCAGTCCGCCTGCGACCATCCGCACCGCCCGCTGCGCCACCGGATTGCGCAGATACCCCTCGCGCACCTGCGTCTCATAGGACGGCGCGGCACCGGTCAACGGCACCCCCGACCGCGCCAAACCCAGCCCGAGCAAAGGACGCGCGGCCCCCCGCCCGGTCTTGCGACCGAACATCCTCATCGTCGAATCTCCCTTAGCTCCTCCCCGGCACGGGGAGGTGGCAGCGCGCAGCGCTGACGGAGGGGGGCTTCCACACGGGTCGCCCTTTGCGGCACGCCCCCTCCACCACCGCTTCGCGGCAGTCCCCCTCCCCGTTCCGGGGAGGATCAGCTCATAAATTCCGTATCCCCGGCGCCCCGCGCCCCGACAGCATCAGCTCGGTCAGTGCCCAGACCAGCGCATCCGCCCGGTCCGGCGAGCGGCCGGGCCCGTCATAGGCCCCCGCCACCCCCAGCCCGCACAGCTCATCCTCCAGCGCGGGGAAGCCTCGCGAATGCCACACCCTACCTTGCGCATAGAGGAACGACACCGGCTCCGCCCGCGCGGCCTTTCCGATCGAGGCATAGACCAGATGCACCGGCAGGGTCGGATCGGCGAGCCGCAGCACGCTTTCCACCATGTCGCCACCCTGGTTGCGCTCGGCCACCACCCGGTCCGCGCGGTTGCGCCGGGCACAGCCTGCTACCCGCGCGGCCCAGCCCTCCGGCGAAAGCCCGGCCTCGCTGGCATCCTCCAGCACATAGCCATGCCCGTCGCGCCCCAGCCCGACCGCCACGATCCCGCAGGCATCGCCGCTGCTGGTCGCGGGCGGATCGACGCCGACCACGACCCGATCGAGCGCGGGCACCGTCTTGGCCCGCTGCCGGTCGAGCAGCGCGCGGGTCCACAAGGCCCCCTCGCGGTCGTCGACCATCTCGCCGTCCAGCTCCTGTCGCCCCAGCCGCGTGTCGCCATATTGCGCCAGCATCGCGTCCTGAAAACTGTCGGGCAGATGCGCATTGTCGCTGGTCCGCCCGATCGTCTCGACGCAATCGGGCAGCGCCATGACCTTGCGCATCAAGGGCGTCGCGCGCGGCGTGGTCGTGACCAGTACACGCGGCCGCTCGCCAAGCCGGAGCGTCATCATCAGATTGTCCCATCCGGCCTCCCCCTTCCACTTGCCCAGTTCGTCGCACCACGCCGCATGATGCTGCGGCCCGCGCAGCGCCTCGGGCGCGGCGGCCGAATAGGCGAAGCCGATCGCGCCGGACGCGAAATGCACCTGCCCCAGACTGCCGATCCACTTCGGCGTCTCGCCCTTGCGCGCCACCGCCAGCAGTCCGCTTTCGCCGCGCACCATCACGCGCTCGACATCGCGCAAGGTCGCCCCCATCAGCGCGATCCGCGCCCCCGGATGCTCGCGGGCGAGCGCACTCACCCACTCCGCCCCCGCACGCGTCTTGCCGAAACCACGCCCGGCGCGGATCAGCCACACCCGCCAGTCGCCCGGCGGCGCCACCTGTCCGTCATGCGCCCATAATTCCCATCGCTCGACCAGTTCGCGCTTCTGCGCAGGGCTCAGCGCGGCCAGCGCCTGTTCGCGCGCACCCGGCTCCAGCATCGCCAGCGTGGCGAGCCGCGTCGCCGCATCCTGTCCCGCCATCACGCCATCCCCTTCAACCGCCGACGCGCCAGCCCATCGAGCGCGCGTTCCAGCGCCGCATCGGTCTCGGCCGAGTCGGCCCGTGCCGCTTCGCTCGCGCCGTCACCGGCCTTGGCCAGCGCATCGCGGCGTGCGAGCAGCTTCAGATAGAATTGCACCTCGGTGGCGCTGAGCGGCGGGGTGATGGAGAGGCCGGTGGTCCCCGCACCGGCCTCTCCGCCCTCCTCCCCGTCCTCGGCCGCCAACAGGGTCAGCATCCGGCGCAGCAGCCCTTCCTCGACCAGCGCATGCGCCGCGCCGATCGCTTCATCCCAGGCCTCGCCAAAGGCCCGGTCGCGCGCCCGCAAAGTGCGTGCAGCCCGCAGCGTCTCTCCCACCGCGCGTGCTGCCGCCCCCGCATCGGCGCTGACCGCCAGCGCCGCCAGGAATTGCCGTCGCCGCGCCAGCGTCCACCGCGCGCCCTCCCCCGTTCCGGCCAT